GACATCTCGTTCGACAAAGATCAGGCGCAGATCGTGTTTACGGCTGACACCATCTATGGAGAAATCGAAGTGGAGGAGGTGATCTAATGTTTGAAGAAATGACCTATGAGAAGATTCTGCGAGACGTCCTGGATAATGCGCCGGACGGCATCGACACCCGGCAGGGTTCGATCTTCTATGATGCAGTCGCGGGCCCGTGCCTCAAAATTGCAAAGCTGTATACCGACATCGGCATTGCAAGAAAGATGGCTTCGATCGCCACCGCCACCGGCGATGATCTGGACGACAAGGCGGACGAGTACGGCGTGACCCGCCATGCTGCGACCCCTGCGAAGTACAGGTTTTCATTTGAGGGTACGACCCCGGACACCGGGACGCGCTTCTATAACGACGGCCGCTACTTCCTGCTGCGCTACAACACGCTGGAAGGCGAGTATTATCTGGAAGCAGAAGTTCCCGGTGAGGCTGGCAATGTAGTTTATGCCGGCACGGCCGCAATCCCGGTAAACGAAATCGAAGGTCTGAAAAATGCCAAGTTCGGTGAGATTTAC